GGTCTGAGGGGCATCACGGAGAACCCGCGGTTTATGTACCCAATCGCAGCTTCCAGCATTGATTCCATGATTTACTCCGTAATTACTGTTGCGCAGTCGCATAGTTAATGGCTTTCTCCAGCTGCGTCACCGAGTAGTCGCCCATCTTGGTGTCAAACTCCTTTCCAAGCTTGTCGCTGAGCAGGCTCTGGTGAGATGCTGCGTTCTGTTCTATCTTCAGCAGTTCCTCCTTGGCTTTAACCCTCAGGTGAGCTACTTGGTCGTAGTACTGCGTGCATGTTTTCTTTACGTCCTCATTTGAAAAGTCAGCCTGTGCCCGTACCCATTGTATGAACCCAAGCGGGGTATCTTTCAGCATCTTGCCCTTGTGAGGACCGAATGTCAGGGTGTATTCCTGTATCGGGTAAACTTCGTCAGAATCAACCGGCATCACAACGCCGTCGCCCATATCCACATTGATTGTCCCCGAGCTGGCTGCAGGTTTGCGTTGGGCTGCAGGTTTTACCCAGCTGGGTTTTTTCGTAAACCTGTCAGCCTTTTCTATCCCCATCATCTCCTCTGCGGGCGTAGCTTCAATGCCTGCCCCGATTGCGATGTTGGAATATCCCAGCCTGTACGCCTTCCCAGTCGCACGGGTGGAAGCCATTGACCGTATCGCATACTCATCAGCATTTCTCCACATCTTCTCATGGCTTGTACACATCGAGGTAGCACCCCCGTGTACCTGTCCTGTCCTAGTGCTCCTGAGTTCAACCCTTGATTCCCAAGTTATTTCCCCCTCTGACGCATGCCTTGCACCGGACTCGTCAACCCTGTTGTCGTCAATGACTATCGGCTTTACTCCTACGAGCGCACCGAGGGTGTTCCACCATTCGACCTTGGGATACTGCTTCCCGTGTATCTCCTGTACGTAACTTGCGGACATGAACCTTTTCATTTTTTCCGTGAGGTCTTCCAGCGCCTGCATGTTAGACACTAGGTCTTCCGCGTTTTCATTGTCGTCTATATGTGATTGTTCTACTGTTTCCATGTGATTTTATTCTCCAATCTTGTGCTTTGGGCAGACTCCAGCGCGATTGCCAGCTTGCCTCCCCGTTCCATTATTTTTTTCAGAGCTCTCCTGTTGAACCTGTTCCGCGGCATCCGCGGTTTGTTCTCCAGCTCCTTTATTTCGCTCTCCGAATACCCCCCTGTTTCCACGAGGATGCCCTCCACCAAGTCGTCCAACCATTCGGGCATATCCCTGTAGACAATGGCAGAATAGTCGTCCTCCCTGTTCTTTACCTTGAGCGCGTCGGACAGCGAGAACATGTGCATCTCAACTTCATTTAACGTCTCCTTGTGTTTTCTTATCTGTTCCGAGACAGCGTGACCTATCTCTGACAGGTACGCAATGCCATCCTCGTCCAAGCGGACGGTGAAGACTTCGCCTGAAGCCCTGTCTACTATTTGTATTGTATCAGAATCCATGTGAGTTATCCTTTCATTTTCATGTGAGTTTTCATTATGTTTAAAATATTAGCTTGCCTCCTTTCCATTGGGGTTTATCTCTAGCAATACTTCATCGTCATGATCCAGTATCGTAACGCCTCCCTTTTCTCTGATTACTTTTTGTACCGCCGGGCACATTATCCCGTCGATAGCGAAACCTCTCCAGTCAACGCTTGTGTATAGGGTTATCTTTTCAATCTTCATTATTTCTCCTGTCGATTCCATGCGGGGGTGTGGATTTTTCCCACGATTCCTGCATCTCAGGGGTAGCGTATCGTTTGCCAAGCGTCTTGAGGTTACGGCTGTATGAACCGTGTTCGTCATTCCACGGTCCTTCCCAGCACTCCATATTTGCCGCGCTTGAACCGTCGTCAATGTAGAACACCCTGTCAGGTCCGCCTGTCAGGCTCTTCATCGTTACCCAAAGGAACCTCTCACCGCCTATCTCTATTTGCATGGTGCTATTTTTCATGAACCGTTCCTTACGTGGGGGTACAGTTCGCAGAGTGCATTGTAGTGTTTTATCACCTCCAGCGCGTCATTGCTGGTGAGTATCCCAAGGCTGAGGTCGGACACGGTTTTCGTGTCGAACATGTTGGTTATTCCGCTTTCCCTCACGTCCTCGTATGCTATGAATTGTCTTTCCGTTATAGGTATGTCGGTTGCCATTTTATTTTGTCTCCTTTACTTGTACGTATATTTTTTCAGGCGCTTCCTCGAAGTAGAGGAAGAGGGCTGGGCATAACCACCCCCTGTCTTCTCCCGTTGTGTACCACAATCCCCCGTCCTCCTCGAATTCCCTTTCCAATACGTGAGTATGTCCGGGGAACGGGGACGAGGAAAATATCATGTCGGCTTCATCTCCATTTATTGGAAGTTCCCAAACATAGTTCCCGTAATAGCCAAGTGCCTTGTTGATTATTTCGGACATGCCCATGATGAACGGTTCATCGACCAGTCCCACGCGGGGATCTGTAAATACCCACGTGTTGTACTTTTTCTCCAGATGAATCTGGTGTAGTACGTTCTTATGTACGGTATCCAAATCTTCTCCTATTCCTATGTGTACGTGTTTTTGTTGTGTCATTAGTCCACCCACCCATCAGCACGGGCTTCAATCCCATGTTTGACCAGTACGTCGGCGAAACCTTTTGCCCAAGCCATGTTTATCTCATAGCTCTGTATCAGGGGTGATCCCTTTGAGAACTTGGGCACGGCTGGAATTGACACGCCCCTTGTTCTTCTGACTAACCTGTCATAGTGTGGTTTCGCACCGAAGTATTCCTTTGCGTACCTAGATGCCTTGCTTCTGCCGTTCGTCAGGTGGACGTATCCAAATCCGCATACCCCTCCTGCTACCAACCATTCCTTTTCGACGGGCGAGCCGTCGTCAAGAGAATTTTTGTGCTGTTGCACCGCCATTGGTTTCGGACTGCACGAAAGGGCTTTTGCCTCGGCGTTGTTGCTTGCCTCGGCGAATATGTCCTTTAGTTCAGACTTTCCTGACTTCTCCTCACGCTTCTCGGCACGTTCTTTTTTCTCCACGTGCTTGAAGTGTGATAGGAAATCAGTCTTGTCTTCGGGACTGAGCATATCCAAGAGTTCCCTCTTGCTTTTGCCCGTTATGTCCACGTTGAGCTTTACGCCCAACAGTTTTCTCATCTCTCGTCTTCTGATTGTCATCTGTTACTCCTTTTGTTCTAGTTTGTTTGTTTATTTTTTGACCCCCCTTAATTAATGCGCGCTATCACCCACGTATACGATCCATTTGCGTACCATGTTTTTTGTCATAGCAGTAGTCACATTCACCACACTCACACTCGTCAGGGTCAGCTTCATGTATACGATCCATTTCCCTTGGGTTTGGGTAATAACCGATTGGGTTTGGGTTATGACCGACATGAACTGTCGGGATACTCTCGTTTACCCGTCCTGATTCCCTCAGGAACATTGTCGCGTCAGCGTCTTCCTCGAGGTAAACGTAGTGGGCATCTTCATAGCTGAACGATGACGCTTTAACCCCGCTCTTCTTGAAGTCTGATTGTGTTACCCGTAACCACCCGTGTCCGGGATCTACGATGTGTATCATGTTGTGGTATTTCATTTTGTTCTCCTATACGACAATCGGTTCTCTAACCGTGTCGAACTCTTTGAGTATTATCCCGTTATCGTGTGCCCAGCCTTTGAATTCCCATTCCGCCCTCCTTTTGAATTCGGCGCGGGCTTCGTGTTGCGTCATGTCATAGTTACCCGCATCCAAACTGGAATCATGTTCCGTTATGATCTTGCGTTCATAGTGAACGCTGTACGGGGCATCGGGCTTGTTCCTCCGTGACCTGCCGACCTGAAGAACGACCCTCGTATGTGACCATATCTGCAGGTTGTCCAGCGGTTTGGCGTAATCTATCTTATGCGCCTCATCGTCAACGGGCATGTAGCTGTAAACGTGGTTGAGGTCTCCGCAGTCGGTTACTGAATAATGCGGGAACCACGGGCTCGCGATTATTGTTTTAACCCCGTATGGGTTTGTGTCTATGCTCATAGTTTTTACTCCTCTTCTATGTATTCTGATATGTCTAATCCGTAGTCATTGGCTTTCTCCACCAGCTCTTCTTCACTGAAATCCTGTAAGTAGGACTCCACCGCCCACGTGATTAAGTCTTCGTCAGTGGGGTGTTCAACTGCCATTTCCGCTACTGCTTCTCGTAGTGCGTGTACGTTATACATTGTTACCTCCTTTCTTGTTGTACTTGATGTGTTCTTCAGGGATGCAATTCATACATATAGGCATCTCTGCTGATACCATAATGTCGGCTATGTCTATCCCGTATTTTTCAGCTTGCTCAATCAAATGTTTGTGGTCGATTCTCACGCGGTTTTTTACTTCTTTTACGTCTTCCTCCGTGAACGAGTACCATTCGTACCCTTCGGGATACCATTGGTTGCATATGTCACAAGTTGTCCCTGTTTCAGGCTGGCTCATTGCCTGTCTCCTTTTCGTAGTTGCTATCGAACTCTGCTAGTTCAAAGTTGTCTTCTGTTTCCATACATTCTGAATGGTGCATAGCACCTAGTTCATATGCGTGAATCAATGCTTTTTCTACTGGCATTAGCCAGTGACTGTCGTGGGCGTTGGGTATGTAATGGTCTATTAGTTCCCCTTGTGTTTTGAAGTATTTGTGTCTCATCTAGCTTGTCTCCTGTATGAAGAACTTGTCGTTTGCTTTTTTGATTTCAGCTTTCATGTCCTCGACTGACGGGTTAACCTGCTCGGGGTATCGGGTAAACTTCCTGTCGACTATGTTGAATTGATTGTCGATGACGTACACCCCGTTATCCCCGTTGTCTTGGTCTGTTCTGTCTATGTGGCTTACCCCTATGCTCAACGTGCCGCCGAAGAAGTTCCCGATAATCTGCACGAGTCTCGCTATGCCGTAATCATCGCCTCTCACGTTGTAATCCTTTGCCGTTTCTAGGAAAGCCTCGACGCTAGTCCGTCCGCCGTTCCAATGCAGGTATATTCCCACGTCGTCGTTCTGCATTTGTATTACTGCTCTGTTACCCATTGTTTATCTCCTTTGTTTTTTTCTCATACTCGTATGAATCCACCCGCGTTTTTAGGAACTCCATGGTATTGTTTATCTCCTTTGTTTTTTTCTCATACTCCAGAACGGCGTCAAGTACTGCTTGGACGAGTTCCTGTCCGTCGTTCTTCGGTACGTATTTTTTTACGAGGTCTTTTGCCAGTCGGACGAATGGCGTCCATGATGGCGTTACGTCTATCGTTTCTATTTCATCTGCCATTGCTTGTCTCCCTTATATTCGTTACCGTCGCCCTCGCCTATTTCGACATCTTCGAAACAGGTTTTACATACGAGACTTACGTCAAAGTATGTTGATGCTGACTGACAACAATCAGTCATGCGCATGCCCTCCTCGTTATAATTCACCGTGTACTCCTTTCATGTGTATGGTTGAGTTCAAATCCATTATTTTTTCCTATCCCCCTTTAATGCGCGGGCGAGGAACCGTTGGTTTCCATGCCCATTTCTCGTATCTTTTTCTCCTGCGCTATGCGTTCAGTTACCCATGCGAGGGCTTGTTTTTTAGTGCGCAGTTTCACGTTGTCCTTTAGCGCGAGTTGCTTTGCCCTCTTGAGTGCCATGTTATTGCGGGTGAACTGTATCCTGTTATTCGTGTTGATTTCGAGCTCCAAAGCCGAGCGTATGGTCAGGAGTACCGCCGTGTGGATATTCCTGCCCGTTAGCATAAATCCGTTTTCGCTAGTCATTATTTGTCCTCTTTCCTAGTAAATACGCTTGTATTAAAGCGTGTACAAAATCTTCTTTCGTGATTGTGCCTTTCCTGTAAGATGGTGAGTCTTTTGGGTAGTGATTCTCCACGAACTCGTCTATCAGTGCGAGTAATTTCTTAACATTTGTCTTGTCAGTGCGACCATTTATGATATCCATTTCGATATTCAATGCGCGGGCTAGGTATTGTTCACTAGGCATTGTTTGTCTCCTGTTCTTCTGGTGTATCAAACGTGAACGTGTAGGTCAGGGATTCATAGTGAACCCTGCCGTATGTCGCGCCTGTCCTATGCCACATAACGGGGCACTCGCTTAACCATTTCTCAAATTCTTCAGGCACGTTATCTTCGCGTGTCTCCGCCCGCCATGTTTGTAAATCTGTCATTTTGTACTCCTGTTCATTATTTTTTGCCATCCCCCTTTAATACGGGCGCAATCACGAGGTGTGTTATACCCTCGCCCACATGGACAGTTCGGGTTCGTCCAAATATGGGATTGTTTGAAGGGCTATTTCCAGTCGTACGCGAGACTCATAACACGCGTCGCAATTGTAATAGTCCGTAAGTTTGTAGTTGTTCATATTAAAACTCCTCGTATCTCTCTAACGTGATTGGTTTCTCCAGTATCGCCACATGTTTATCGCGTACGCTTCGTTAAGTGCCTTGATAAACCAGTTTTTGCCTTTCGTTGTCCACCTGTCCGCGCTTGGCTTGGGCTGGTGCGTGCATGACATTATCCACGCGCTACCGCCCTTTCGCGTGAGCGCTTTCACAAGCGCGGGGTATTGTTCAAGCTTTGCCGTCATGATTTCCACCATGAGGGCGTAATGCTCCGCGTTTTTGTACGCGGGTTTTAGCGTTTTGTACGCGGTTTCCGCGTCTTTGTATCTCCTGCCCGCGAACTTCACGGGGTAGGATTTACGTATGTTTCCCTTGCGCCGCGCGAGTTCTGTTGGGTTAGTCAGCGCACCGCGTAACCCGCGGGCATTTGAGCTTATTTCCCTCATAGCGTCGCGCCGTATAACTTGCTATTTGGAATTTTCCAAAGGCTCTTCACGTACGCGAAGTGGGTCATGTTTGGGTGCTTGCGCTCGCGACAATCTCCTAAAAACCGCTTGCATTCGATTTCGTTCTTGCGTGCGTAGCGTTTCCTCGCGAGCTTGTTCCTCCAAGCCCGTTTTACGTCTTTGCTCGCGTAGCTCGGGGGTCTATGACACTTCGACGTGTACGCGAAAAGGTCGTGTAGCTCTTCGTGAGTCATGATTTACTCCATATTTCGGTCTTTGCTGATAGTTTCGCCTTGCTAGGCACATTCATCAGGTGCGCTCGCTTCAGCGCACGACTATCCCCCTCACGAGCGAGCGGTTAAGTCCCGCCCGCTCTCGTCCTCGCTCGCTAGGTTAGCTCGCGTCCACGACCTCCATCCCCGCGTCCATCGCTATCATTGCGACGAATTCCGTTTCCAATCTCGCGTTTTGTGTCGCGAGTCCGCTTATTCCTGTCAAAACCTTGTCAAGCTTTGCGTCTATGCCCGAGAGCGTCGTGATCGGTCCGCCCTTTTTGGCATCGGCTCGCTGTTGCGCTGGCGTGTCATTCCACGGCTTCGCTCCGCGAGTGCGCTTGTCTCGGTTCTCCTCGTGACCTCCCGTGTTGGCTGGCTTTGTCGCCTTGGTTTTGGACGCCTTCGAGCCTTTTTTAGCTTTAGGCTTGCCACAATATGCCTTTTCAGAGTGCCACGCGAGACCCTTCTCGCTCTTGAAAGTTTTGTTACAGGTGCTACATGTAATCATGCTGTCTCCTTGTGTTACATGCTAGATGCAATCCGTAACGCCGTTTATGTGTGTTAGTTTTGCTCTAACATTTGTGTTTATCAATGCGACCATTTGCCGATTGATATGTACTACTTTACAGATAACAATGTGAGTTGTCAAGCATTTAAGCGGGTAAAATGTGAAAATTGATAGAATTGAGATTGAAATAATATAAAATTCGCATGAAAAAGGCGGTAATAATGGGTAACAAGCTTCGATTAAATAAGAAAATATCCGATGCGATATGTCAAAGTTTGCGGAATGGTAATTACTTGTCAACATCGGCGCGGGCGGTTGGATTGTCCGAGGCGACCGTTAGGAATTGGATTGCTCGCGGTTCGTCTCATGACGGGGAAACAATTTTTAAAACTTTTGTTGACGATGTTGAAAGAGCGCAAGCGCAAGCGGAACTAAAAAGCCTAAATTCGATAGTTTCAAGCGACGATTGGCGCGCGCACGCTTGGATATTGGAGCACGGGGTTAACAAAGCAAGGTTTAAATCTGATGACATTGCAACGCCTCAAGTAGTAGCGGTGAACACGCTAATCGAGAACTTACGAGAACGGACAACGCAACGCGAAACCCGCGCAATAAGGAACGCGCATGACACGCACGACGCACGCAGAGGGGAGGGGTTGTTGGGTGGTGTTGGTGGTGTTGGTGGTGAGGGTAGGGGTGATGAGGAGCTGGGTGGTGATGGTGGTGTGGATGAGGTGAGTGGTGGAGGTGATGAGGTGATGAGGTAGGGGTAGGGTTAGGAGGTGTTGGTGTTGTGTATAGAAGGGGGTCACTGTAAATTTATTTTGTGATTTGAACGATGCAACACCTATGCAACACCTATGCAACAGTGTTCCGTTTTTCGGGCGAGGTGTTTCATGCAACACCATGTTTTTGAGATTGGATCTGGTATTTTTAGCCATGAGGTGTTTCACGTGCAACACCCTTTCTGGTATGTTTTAACCTATGGGTGGTGTGTTGTTTCTATAGTACCCCTTTTAAGGGGGTACATTTGAAACACCCTAGGGGGAGAGTGTGAGAGGGGGGTATGGGTGTGGTAAGATTTACGTATGCTTATTGAAGACAGAAAGCTCCTTTTGGAGAACATTGGTATATCCACGTGGAAAGAGCAGGACGATATCCTTGACCATGAGGCTAGGATAAAGCTGGTGGCTGGGGGTGAGCGTGCCGGGAAGAGTTTCTTGGGTGCGTTATATGTGATTGCCCATGTGGACGAATATAATGCAGGGGATATAATCTGGCTGGTGGCTCGTGATTACGAGAGGACTAGGGCTGAATTCACGTATCTGGTCGATATGTTTACGAAGCTGGGGTTTTTAATAAAGGCAAGCAAGAGGGTTGACCCCGGCGAGATAGAAATCGTAAACGGAATCAAGATAAAGACGAAATCCGCACAGGATCACAGGTCACTTGCGATGGAGGCGCCTGTCGGGATAGTTGCATGTGAGGCTTCGCAGATAGACCACGAGGGTTTTTTAAGGCTTCGGGGTCGTATCGCCGAAAAGAGGGGGTGGCTTTTTCTCGAGGGAACGTTTGAGGGTTCCGTCGGGTGGTACCCGTCGATGTGGGAGGCGTGGCAGCCTTACCCGAACAATGAGCAGGCAAAATCTTTTTCGCTTCCGTCATGGTCTAACAGGCTCGTTTATCCGGGCGGCAGGTACGACGATGAAATGGTAGCCCTTGAAAACCTGCACTCGGACGACTGGTTCGCCGAGCGGATGGCGGGAAAGCCCGCTCCGCCTAGGGGACTCGTGCATAACATGTTCAGAAACGAGATTCACGTGAGGGGCGACGTGGAATACGTTCCGGGAGAACCCGTGCACCTATGGGTAGACCCCGGATATTCTCAGGTGACGAAATCTGCGTATGCCGTTGAAGCCGTGCAAATCATAGACCAGCAGATAAGGGTGTTCGACGAAGTGTTCGAAAGGGAGATGACCACGGAAGATATTATAGAAATAGCCTCGACCAGACCTTGGTGGAGGGACGTGCAGTACGGGGTGATAGACATAGCGGCGAAGAGCATCGGGGAGACAAGACCGTTCGACGTATGGCTCCAGACGGGAGGCGTTCACATGATGTCGGAGAAAGTCGGGGTGATGGACGGCATTGAAAGATTTAATACGTTTTTAAAACCAGATCCCATAACCAACATGCCGAAAATGCTTTTCAGCCCTCGCGCAAATGGTGTATTATCAGAACTGGGCGGAAGCCCCAACCCGTTTGACGGGCAGGTCCACGTGTACAAGTGGGCGACGGACAGGGAGGGCAACGTGGTCGGGAGAACCCCCCGTGATGCGTTTAACCACGGCATCAAGGCTATAACATACGGACTGGTACACAATTACGGATACTCCCGCAGCGAAGCGGCGAAGCGGGTCATATCTATTAAAAGGTGGTAAAAATTGGCAGACGCATCTGACATGCTCGAACAAATCATGGAGGTCTGGGAATCACCCGGCTTCGCGACGAGGAGGGGGAGGATGGAAGATGACTATTCCCTCTACCGCCTGAATTCATACAAGGTACCTGATGGGTACCAGTCATACACGTCAAACGCACCGAAGATATTTGCAGACAAGATAGTGTCGTTTCTCTCCGAGTCAAACAGGATAGTGAGGGTGGCTCAGGGAATGAGCGAGGAGATGAGGGAAAGGGAATCGGCAAAGGAGAAATGGCTCATCGGATGCCTTAACCTAGCGGACGAAAGGCTCAGGAAGCAGGGGCACCCGTCGGTTAAGGAACAGCTTTCGTTTTATACTGTTATCAGGGGGTGGTACTGCGGCAGGGCTGTCTTAAATAAATACCCCAATGGCACCACTTACGTAGATATTACCCCCTACGACCCGCTGAGGTTCGTGTACGAAAGTGACGAGGACGGCATGATATGGGGAGCGTACCTCACTAGGAGGTCGCGCAGGTCGATAAAGGCACTATATAAATTGGACATCCCGCCAGAAACGCCGCACGAAGACGAAAACAGGGGCGTTGACGTATGGGATTACTATGACAGGGAGTCAAATGCCGTGATAGTGGACGACGGTGCAGGGAAATTTGCAAAGAAACCCGAACCCCACAACGTCGTGACGGAAGACGGAATGGCGTGCGTCCCTCTTTTTTACGGTTCCGTGGGAGCCGCGCCGATGGTACAGACGATTAACTCCTCAGACGACACCCAGAAAGACGCGGGGGAAAGCGTTTTTTCATCAAACAGGGAACTTTACGACGAATATAACTTCGCGATGAGCGCAATGAAGACGCTCGTCAGGCGGGCTGTGAAACACCCGTACAAGATACTCTCGCCCGACGGCACGGTCACGCTGGATTCAGACCCGTGGAAAGACGGAAGTGAAATTCCCCTGCCCGCAGGCACGGACATCCAGCTTCTCGACGAGGTAAAGATGCCCATCGCGTCCGACGCTTTCGTAGGCTTGCTCTCAAGCGAGATACAGAGGGGTTCGCTCTCGAACGTGACGTACGGGGAACTCCCGTTTGCCATCTCAGGGTACGCCGCAAGGATTTTACAGGCTGGAAACGAGCACCAGATCCTCCCGAGGGTCGATTCGCTCAACAAGGCATACGTGCAGATAGGCGAAATGCTGGTCGGGCAGTACCTGACCGGAGGATTTGAAGACATGGAAGTCAGGGGAAGGCACAACGACCTCAGGGTTTATTTCAACGAGGAAGTTTCCCCCGACATGATAAGGGATATAGGTCCGCTCGACGTGACACATACCCCGAATTTGCCTGAAGACGACCCGCAGAGGGTCACGATGGCGCAGATGATGCGGGAAGGACCGCAACCGCTCGCGCCTGACGAATGGATATGGGAAAACGTGCTCAACATTCAGGACGTTGACCAGTTCAGGAGGCGCATTGAAGCGCAGCAGGGTCGCGTGCTTGACCCGAAAGCGGCAATGACCTCGATAATAGAAGCCCTTATAGCCACTGGCGACAAGGACAAGGCGCTTATCTACGTGGACATGCTGAGAAAACTCCTGAAACAGGAGCAGCAGCAGGAAACCGTGCAGGACGCGCAGTACTCCCAGCTCATGGCTCAGACACTGGGGGCGCAGATGCCCGGACAGCCGCCCGGACAGCCGCCTCCGCCGCAAAACGGGGCAGTTCCTCCCGCACAGGGGGGCGCAAGCGCTTTGAATTTGCCCGGAGAAGCGATATCATCAGCGGCAATGGGATTTCCACCACAACCGCCCGGACCTGAAGTGGTCGCAGGCGCACAACAACCCAGAAACAGAGGAATTTAATTATGTTGTTATATAGAGTAATTAGAATAGTCACACCCGAGGGGCAGTATAGATATGTGACGGTTAGCGGAACAGCTGAAACTATCGATAATAATATTCAGGTGGTATTGGCGCGAAATGCGAATGAGGGATGGACGATTGACCACCAGTTTGCGAATGCGGAGAGCCACGCCTTAGCGTACCAGAACGCAATAGATAATATTAACGCGAACCCGTCAGCGCACGGCACAGCTAAAACAGAGGGATTCTTGCACGCAAGGGGTCAAACTATGGCTGATGCTTATCCGTTCTCATCGGGTGTTGTTCCGTTATTGGAAACTGAAGCCACTGGAACAAAATTCGGTGTTGCCCCTGAAGGTTCTATATTTATGGAAACCCCAGCAGATGAAACAGAGGAATCCGAGGATGAGCGGCAAAGACGGGAATTGGGATTGTATGATTTCGGGGAATTTTTACGGAGGCGTACAGGAACACGGGGAGGGTTTACTCCCGGAAGCGCGGCTCAGCAGTACGCGAGCAGAGATTTCAATCCTACAGCAAGACTTAGTAGAATTATCCGGGGAATTGCGGGAGAGCCGGGGCTTCATGCTCCGGGGTCAACATTCTTTGGATCGCCCATGGAGGGAATCGGTGATTTTTTGTCTTGGGCAACAGGCGGGCAGACAGGTATGCCTAACCTCGGCACATCCATCGCACAAGCCATAGGAGGTCTTGGGCAACTGGGGCGGAGACAGGGGATCAGCGCACTCAGAGGTGAAGGAGACACAGACACATACGGAGCCCCACCCAATATCATGCAATACATAAATCCGATGGAAGCTAAAGAAATACAGGCATCTGGGGATCTGATAAGGGATCTTATAGGTCAGCTCGCTGTGGGGAGAGACGTACAGGCTAGCATGGCGGGAAGAATTAACCCTAGGCAGAGGTTCCAGCAATGGGGGGCTGCAGGAAACCCGGGAGATTTTGTAAACTGGGCTCTTACCCAGATGGGTCTTGGGAGCCTGATACCTACCGATCCGTTTACGTTCGGCGGGACTGTACCGGGATCAGGTCTGCCATGGTCGCCATATAGTCTTTCACCGGGAGGTGCGATTCAATAATGCCCCCTTTACAATTTTTGGAAAACCCATGGATGCAGTATTTGGAGGACATGCCTAAGGCTCCGTTCTTCGCGATGGCTCAGCCATTCGTATCTGCAGGGGGGACGAGCGGCGGGAGAAAGGCTGAAAGCGTGTTCAGCGACGCCTTGAACGAATACTACGGGGCTGTCGGACAGCAGATACTTTCAGGACAACCGCCGTCACTGACGTTCACTTCGTTCCTGCAGGATTACGGAGATACGAACCAGATGTTCCCGTTTGCGGAACGGTTCGGAGCCAAGGGGAGGCAGTTCGGGGATACCACGCGGTACGCGCCAAGAACCCGAAGTTTATTTTTCTAGGAGGTTCTCATGGCTGTAAATGACTTTGGGAGCTGGCTCAGGGGCAGGGGATTTTCAACTGCGCCCGATACCCGCGCCTTGAACTCACCTATAGGCAGGAGGAATCTAAGCAGGGTCAGGGGATCGCAATCAGTTTCCCTAGGTCCGGGAGTTTCGCTGCTTCCACCGCCGCCGCCGCCTCAGGCACCGCCAGTACCTATGCCTCTACCTCAGATGCCTATGGCACCGGTACGTGTGGATACTCGAAACGATACTAACGAGCGTGTCCCTCCACTACCAGTTCCTATGCAATTACCTTATGATCCGCTACCGCTAATACCACAACAGCCACAGGCTCCTGCACCTACGCCCCAGCCAACGGACTGGGCACATGATGCCATGCAGAAAAACATTGCGGATATACCGTCAAGTCTAATTCAGCTTGCACCACAGGAAGAAATCTTCAAACACCTCGAGGAAACGGGGAGGATCAGAACTCAGACTATTCCCGGCGGATACTCGCTCGGACCTACTGATTCTTTCGACGAACAGATATACCGCGACTACGGGATGGGGGACGTGATGACCCAGCTGATAAACGACCCCGTGACTGCAGATCAAATAGTAAGGGAGATTTCGTTACGGAGAAAGGAACAGAACCTGCCGCCGTCGCCCCACTATGAATCCACCCGCGATTTTATGAACTTCATGGTTGGGATGAGGGAAAAAAAGAGGATAGGCGAGGTCAGGCAGGGATACGCGAAATCAAAGATACTCGAAAATATAATGACACCTGTACTGCCTGAGCATGAATGGGAGAACGATACGCTTAATAGCGTTTACGGGGTTGTACAGAGGAACTTCCTTTGGATGGACGTGGCTATAGCGCTCGGGACAGCCCTTACCCTCGGGACTTCAGCTCCCCTTTCGGGGGCTGCAGCTGCGGGGAGGTTCTCATTGAGGAAGGCTCTCCAAGGAGGAGCAAGGGAACTGGCTGCCGGTTTTGCAGCTGAATCGTATGCAAACGAACTTGGGCACAGGATTTCAAACGAGGGGGAACTCGGAGTTATCGGAGGAGCCCTTGGTCTTCTCGCAAGCAGGGGGAGGACTGGCAGGTCGCGCTGGGTACGGGGCGGAATTGGAGCTACGCTTGGCGCAGGAACAGGCGCAGGTATCGGAAGCGTAACACCTGATTGGGTCGGGGACATAGGCGGTACGTTCTTGGCTGGAGGCGCTGGATGGCAGGCAGCTAAGAATACAGGGGATACTGTAGGCGCACTGAAATATATAAAGGGAAAACCTGAGAAATCCATGGCGTTGGTAAAAGGTATAACCACGGGTAAGGGGGCTCTGCCTCTCAGCCCTGAAGACCTCGCAAGAACTAAGGGCGGATATAGGTATCTGGGCAGGGTTGCTGATGAGATAGAACTCAGGGCGAAAAAGCAGAAGAGGGAGCGACTACTTGATGTTAAGGAATACAAAGAGTCGATGAAGCTTGTACGGGATTACAGGAGAGCTGCACAGGTGGCGGAGGACGTACCCTCCAAATTTACATACGGGCAGCTGAGCCGCATGGAAAAGAGGGAAGAGGAAATGCTCAGGAGAGTGCTGGGGGACAAGATGCTGAAGTTTGATAATCGGGCAATATCGCAACTTTGGAACGCAGTATGGAAAGAACTAAACATATACGGGGCGGGAACTCCCGGCAGGAGGTGGAAAGATATATTTGAAGTCCCTGCAAACTCTGATGTTTTGGAGGGGGCTGCAAGAAATATAATGCTGCAAAGGGATCCGTCAGGGCGGCTTCAGAGCGTGACTGATATCTTCGGGCAGGTTGCAAATACGAGGCATACCCGAAACATAATAAAGAGACTTAATTCCGTGAGCCACCCGAACACGGTGAGCAAGACAGGGAGGGTGCTTGACGACCTTGACATCAAGGCGCTGAACCGAAATCCCGATATTAACGCAGATATAACGAGAACCCCCACCGATGAGGTTATAAAAGCAATGGCTATGCAGCACGTGCAGATACGCAATCACATTGACATTGCTAGGGCTGCAATGCAGCTGTTCGATGCCAACCCAGAGCAGGCGAGGGCTATTGCTGCTCAGGTTTACCAGCTGGACGAGGCTGCGGCAGCAAAAGCAGGGATATCCCCGGAAGAATCGCTGAGGAAAAATCTCGGTGAGATAGCTGGAAGACCAGCATCTGAAGTGGCTGACGAAGAAGCGATACTGTTGCGGACTGAGGGAGGCGGAGGAGTAAGGATTAGCGAAGCCGCTGGAAAGCGGGTTAACGCCATTACCAGCAGGGTTGATAACGCAGCCAGTACGATATACGCAATTAATACGGCTAGGAACTATAAAACGCTCCTGCATGAAATCTCACACGTTTACGAGGATGTCATGAGGGAGATAAACCCTGAATCGTTCAGCGTAATCGAATCCAGAATATACGATAATATTTCAAAGCGGGGAAGCACTGAACGGTTTATAAAAACAGGCGATATCCCCTCAGCCATGGAATGGCGACCCGGAGCAGCGTGGAACAGGGAGATAACTGAGGAGTTCGCCGAAATCGTCGCAGACGACTTGGGAAGAATGGTCGATGATGTGGCTGAGTCTGACGGATGGTGGAACCCGGACAAGATATTGGAATACCACTACAAGACGACGGCAGGGAAAGCCCTTGCTGATTTTTACGCGTTCTTCGGCGGTTCGATGAACGCTGCAATGCCGATGTACAACCTTATGATGAAGATGAGAAACCACCGCGACCCTCTGATGAGAAGGCTTATGACCGTAGCCCGTTCTTACACAGGGTACAAAAAATCCGCGGGGATTGACTCCACTGACCTGCGGGCAGCCACTGGCGAGACGGACATGCACGGATCTCTCACTAATGTTTTCAGCAGCGCGAGAGTTCATGATAACGCAACAGGGTACAAAAAATCCGCAAGGGCTGTAAAGCTGGACGAAAAATCACATGTTATAAAAGTAAAGGGCGAAGACGGAAAAGAATATCTGGTTCCGAGGCTCAGCAACTTTGGGTACCAGTTTCACCTAGGGGGAGATAGCGGATGGGACTGGCTCCAGAAGATGGTGGCAGACCACCAAGGCAACGCTCCGGGGAGGAAATTTTATTTTGACGAGCTGGCGCGTATTGAGGATAATTTCGGGGCAGGCATGGTGGACAGGAACATACTCGAGGGAAGAGCCAGAGTGTCCATGGGGAGAGGGGAGCGTAATTGGGCAACGAGTAAGGAACGAAAGAACTTACAGGCAGGTTTTAAGGACGGGTATTTCGATTGGGAAAAGAACTCATGGTGGTTAAATCCTGAAATAAATCAGGTCATGATGTACAAAGGAATAAAAAAGGACAGCGGGGTTAGTTTTCTCCCGACCATCATCAAGTTCTCCCATAGGAACAATTACCTCTCAGGGGAAATAGATGTTGCGCTGAGCCCCACGGGTATCTTGGAGATTATTTCGATAGACCTTAATGGTGGCATATTTTTCCCAGATGCGCGCGCAGTAGATTCGTTGCAGACTAAGCTGGAACTAAAGGAGTTTTTAAATACCCATAAATGGAATCCCAACGACCGGACGTTTACGCCTACGAAAAATAAATCTGAAGCATTACTCAATGACGACCAGATGATGGGTGATCTCATGACGCAGCTGAAAATAATTTTCCCGCAGATCAGGATCGCTTGGGGGAGAAGAGTGTCTGGGATACAGGGGGAGAGGAATATGTTCAAGGGATTTAATTCCCCCGAGGAACTGGAGAAGCTCCAATACTGGGATTATTCAAATCCCCAAGGGAGGAAAGCCCTTTTAGATGATCCTGACTTGTTCGCAGACGTTGATTATGTCGATTTGGCGGACGACACGCGTTTGATGCGATCGCGTGCCAGCCTTAGCAGGGTGCAGCAGCTAAGGAATAATTTTGCCCACCGTACACAGGCAATAATGAACGCGTACAGTGGCGCTCAATTTGAATGGGATGCGGTTGATAAGACCGCGTGGGAGCAGAAGAACCTCACAGCTGCTCGAAAAAAACATGCAAGGTTGTATGAGGGTACCGCCTATGTCCCCCTTGGAGAGCCTTTCTCAATCCGGTTTGCATTGCCTGATAAATCGGAGATACTAAAGGGGCTTGAACAGTTCATAAGTATTAGGCACAGGGTTGATAAAATTAGCGGAACTCCGAACCATAACCCAAAGAAGATCTATGTGGACAGGACAAACATACCCCGCGGTGACGAGACGAGCGTAGAAATAGTTCGAACCAACGCGGAGAATATAGTAAATGAAATCGATGGTTTA